CTACCTGTCATATCTGTAACAAAGGGCTGAACTTCTTTAAAAGTTTTTTTAGAAATTTCTTTAAACCCACTATTTCGCCATTGGTACTCGTGATCATCTTTCGAGTACCACCCATTATCTTCATCATAGTCATGAGAGCGTTCTTTCCCATCGTCATCTTCTTCCCCACCATACCAAAACTTACATTGGTTTTCCATAAAGTCTTNAGCAGCACAGTCACGCTCCTGTTTATCATCGCCAAATAAGTTAGGTTGGTGTGGTTGNGGTGTAGACCAAACAATAGTTGAGTTGAAATTATGCTCGCCAGTTTTTTCTTCTATCTGACCGATATAATAAAACAACTTAGCCATCGTCTTCCTCCTGTGCACGTTCTAATTTATCTCGCATTAGACCTTTATACATAGGAAAGACATCATCTAAGAGTAAGTTCATATCTTGTATATTCGATACTTCTTTATGAACATCCTCGACAGACTCTAGTTTTTGTATAGCTAAACATAAAGCCTGACTAACTATATATTGCCCTCGAGTAGAAGAAAGAAAGTCCATCGCAACTTTCCTCTTTTGATCTGGATCCATCCACTGACGTCGCTCTTCCATAGTAGCCATTAAAACTCTCCTTGATTTATTTTGATTTTTTTATAGATATTTCCTTTAGCCCAGTCCACATTTTTCATATGGTATAAATAGGACTCTCGAAAGGTTTTTACATACCCTAAGTATTGTAAACGCATTTGCAACTCTCTTGCAGAGTCGTCTTTTATTAGTAAACCCCACCTATGTTTTATTGCACGAATATCTTCAATGCACGATAAGGCTTGTTCTTTACAGCGTGCAGCACTTTTTGCTGAAGTTACTAAAAACGACATCATGTAGTCGAGTTCTTTTTCTATACGTTTCATTTTCTTCCTTTCTAATTTCTTGGGTTATTGAGTAATATCACTCTCCTCTTGGAGTAATCCATTTGCGATTAGATACTCCTTGTAATAGTCATAGACTTCCTCAGCTGATCCGTCTATCTCGAGACCTTGATTTATCATACATGAAGCAAGTAAATCCATCTCAGGACAGTTGTTGTTGCGTAAGGCTTTCCATAGCACTGCAGCCATAACCACAGGTACTTGGACGTTTTTAGGTATTTCTTGTGACATTTTTACTCCTTTAAAATATTATTATATAAGGCAATAGTAAGGAATAAAATACGAAAAGCCTGCTTTTTATGGCTAAACTGCTTGTTTACTGTACGAAGACTCAGAACCCCTCGTCCAACCCCTTACTGACTCTGCATGCTTTATTACTTTTGCAGCATCCTTTGCCTCACCCCAGTTTGGACCAAGATCAACGTCTACTTTTACTGGTACTTGTAATTCTACACAGTGTTCCATGATTTCTTTTATTCGTACAGCCTGTGCGTGTGACTCAATAGAAAAATCTAATTCGTCGTGAACTTGGATATGAGGGATGATGCCCTCCTCATACAACAACTGCATAGCTTTCTTTGTCATATCTGCAGCACTACCTTGTATAAGTCTGTTCATAGCTTTATGGGTAAAGGCTCTTTTAATAGCGTTACCGTGTTCAGCATACGCAGTCTTATGATCCATAATTTTTCGTGTACCAAACTGTGACGGCTCCCATTTATCAAACCTACACTGCCGACCTAACAAAGTTCTTATACTTCCTTGTGTTGCTGCTCGACGTATTGCACGCTCACTAAGGGCTTTTACGAAAGGAACTCTTTCATGGTATTGAGCAAATAAATCTTTNCCTTCGTCTAAGGTTAAACCTAGACTTTCAGATAACTTTTTTACACCCATAGAATAAAACAACCCAAGGTTAATGTTCTTAGCNTGCTTTCTTTGTATTCCTGCCATATCGGCTACGACTTGATGGAAATCGGCATCGCCTTCTCTAAAAGCATTTGCAGCATCTTCTGATCCCCTCAATCCCATCAACTCTGCGTAATGAACAACTAATCTTGGTTCTTGCTGTGAATAATCGAATGCTCCCCACTCACAGTTGTCTTCTGGTATGAATAGCGACCTGATTGCAGCACCAATCTCTGGATCTCTTGCTGGTACTTGTTGGAGGTTTGGGTTACTATAACTAAATCGTCCAGTAACCGTTCCCCCATCATCAGAACGTAGGGGATGTAGTTCTGCATGAATCCGACCTGTCTGTTGATTACTCATAAGCATACCGTCTATGAACGTTGTTCTTGCTTTATTCATCTTTCTTGCTTTTACAATTAACTGTGGGAACTCATGTTCATGTGACTCAAGCCATGATTGTTGGAATGAGGGAGATCCTTTTTCGGTGTAATTAAAAGTTAAGTTGAGTTTTTTGAATGCTTTTTCTATTGAGGCATTAGCCCAGATTTCGACTTCGCTACCCACTAATTGCTTTATGCGATGAAGAGACTCTATCTCTTTTGCCTGAAACTGTTTGGATAGTTTTTGTGTAGCATCTAAATCAATCCGTACACCTCGATAACGCATTTCTATCAACAACGGTGTAATAGATGATTCAAGATCAAAGATAGACCATAAGTCTTGCCTAGTTAGTTCTGCTTTTTGCCACTTCCATAAACGTAAAGTCAAGGCAGCATCTTGTTCTGCATATTGACCAACATACATTGCTGGTAATTCATGTAACCCACTCTTTGCATCAACACTCCAAGCCTGTGCAGCATCGTACAGCATTTCTTCGTTTTTCGTCTCTTGTAAGTAAGATTTTCCTAAGTTGTTTAATGAATAACTAAATCTATTTTCATCTATTAAGGGTGCAGCAACCATAGTATCAATAATACGACCTTGTATATTTATACCCTCGGCTTTTAGCCAACCAATATCGTAAGAAGCGTTATGACAGACTTTATCGGCTTTAGTTTTAGCTAAATCCCTTAACCAATTAAAGACTAAAGTTTCATCTAAGTTTCCACCCCCACGATGTCTAATGGGAAGATAACCTTGCCAACCTTCTGTCGCTACAGCNATACCAACAATTTCTCCATCTTTTCTAGCCCAACCAGCACCTTTGTTTCTAAGGTTTGGATCCCATGTTTCAAGGTCGATAGCTATTTCTTTAGCCGACGATAAATCAGGTAATATCTCTGGAGGTGTCCACGAACTGTCAGGAGAAAATAAAGGTGGCTGTAATGGGTTTTTAATTTTACGCATTGCTTTCTTCCCTTTCTGTTGAGAAGATGTTAGCATACTACTCATCGTTTTGTAAAGCCATTTCTGCTTCTACTAGAAGTAGATACCGTCTAAGGTCTCTTATATCGTCTATAAGCCCCTCTTGTCTCCCATCTTCTTCTAAAGCTAGAAATATATCGTAATTACTGTCGTTTACTTGGTTTTCTATACGATCCCACTTCCTAGCTAACATCATAAAAGCACCTATACCTCCACGCTTTTTCCAGCTATCCCCATAAGATTTTTCTGCATCATGTAGACCTGTTACATCTTCGTTGGCTAATATATTTACCTTTTGAATTATTTTACTTCTAGTTGCATGATTACTCATTTTACTTTCCTTTCTAACCATTGTACACACGCTTTCTTCCAATCTGGTGCTTGGATAGTTGACGCTTGTCCTATTGCATTTTTAATCTTCTTTTGTTTATATAACGACCACGCTTGAACCATAGGTATTGCTGTATAAGCAAACGTATCGCTATTACTAAATAAGTCAGCTGTAATATCTTGACCACCGATAAGACCTCCAGACGGATTATCGCAAAGTAATTGAAAAAAGTATTTTAAGTCTTGATCAAAATTACCTGCGTGTTGGACTAAAGGTTGCCACTTAACATTAGGATCAGTTGTATAGTCGTTATCTATAATACCCTCTGGTAGTTTATCTTTTAACTTAGACCATAAGTCTACATAAATATGAGCATTGTTACTTACTTGGTGATACTTACCAACTTCTAAGTTAGCCATACTTGCAACATATTCATGTAACATACTAAAGTGAACAGCATTAGCACCGTAAGCACCCCAAATCATATCATTAGACCGACACATAACTGTCATATCAACTATGTTTTGTTCTTTTCCTGGACGACACTTAAAATAGATATGTGTATTACAAGGAACATCCTTTCCACTATAATGAAGATCCATAGCCCCCCACATAGAAAGAACTATTCGTCTATCAAAAGGATTATCTTTAAGTTTTTGTATTATGTTTTTTAATTGATCAAACCCATACCAAGATCGCCACCTATTTCCATAAGCACCGTTTAAAGTTTTACCATTATCAGAAAACTCTTCCATTCTTTTTACAAACCAAGCGATAGACTTTACATCTTCACGACCAGCAAGCATCCATAATCCTTCTATAAAATGGAAAAAAGGATTACAGTTTCTTTCTGGCATGAATAAAACTCGTTCTCTTGGATAGCGATAAGTTGAGCAAACTGGGTCTGGAAACATAAGTACGTCACCTACCCTTGACTCTAGTTTTATTGTAGACTTTTCATTCCTTAAACTCATTAAAGCTACTTGAAATACTTCTTCTACATTCTTTCCTTCAAATGTAATCATCTATATAATCCTCTTGGCTTTCCTTGCCCATTACGAACTCTTTCGTATTTATCAAATTCACATAAGCTATGTTCTATTTCTCTCATCTCAAGTTTATGGGATATATAAAAAGGTAAGTATCGCTTACGGACTGAGAATAACTCAACCATATCAGCGTTCCAATCGTGTTTCTTACTTTTATAATCTAAATCACGACCATGAATACGATTTAAGCCTCTCATCGCCCCTGGACCAGCATTAGCCCAACGAAGTATATCAAGGGCTTTATCTAAGAACAGAGTATAACGAAGATCGCAAACTAATTCGTAAGACATAAAGTGACCCAAGTAAGGGTACTCTTGAAACAACATATGTGCTTTTCGTAATGTGTTTATTTGAGCAAAATCATTCATAATTTTATTATGGTTTCTTACGATATTATTTATACACCAAATTACACCGTCAACTTTATCCATACCATCTGGAGTTTTTATTATATACCCTCCAGTAACAAATTTCTTTTGTTCCTTAATCTTCTCTCTAGCTAGTTCTGGATCCCAAAACCGATGTAGGTTATGCCTTAATAACGTCTCTCCAGTTTCTATTAAATTGAACCAACGAAAAATTATTGTAGCTAATAATACCTCTTTTCTATGCTTGAGTGGGTCTCGCATATTTTCACGAAACCAAACAGTTGTTTTATCGTTTTCACGAAACGGATTAGTAAATCGATATGTATCTAATATAATATCCGTTGTCCATGGGCGAGGAAGACCTTCTTCTTTTTTCTTATAGATTTCATGTCTTTCTTCTATCCACCAGAAGAATCGTTTAATTGGCTCCATTATTTCTTCCTTAAATGCCAATTAACATTATTAGACGTTTCAGGATAAGCCGTAGCTAAAAGAACCCTTTGCCAATGTTTATCGAACCTATTCTTTATATCNTCTATGACGTNCTGTGGCCATCGAAGATTAGCACGATGGTTTTTATTGAAATTATTAGTTTGAGTAAACGTACCATAATGACGCTCTAATATAAAATGCTTTTCTAAAAGTTCTTTTAGTTCTTCATAGCCCCACTCATAAACATGGTCTTCTGGAAGTTTATCGTTAGAACCATCATGATTAGGTGTTGATATATAAGCGATTCCTCCTGGACGTAGCTTACGAGCCGATGCTTCGATCCAAGGCTCGATAAATTCTCTACCCATATGTTCAATAACTTCTGTTGTCATAAAAACATCTATAGACTCATCTTCTACTGGAGGTTCAGGGTTAATTGTCAAGTCTTGAAGAANAATNTGACCTTTACCACCTGACATAGTTTGAAACCATTTATGCTCGGTTAAAGGTAACTCGTCATCNACCCACCAGTCATNNAGACAAGCTGGNTCAATATCCATACCAACATANCTATTTACTATTTCTGCTTTCCTAGAAACNAAAGCCTTATATAAATAACGAAGTGTCCAAACTTCNCCACAACCTATNTCTAANATATCGACTGGTCTACCAAGAGTTTTAGCTTTATCCATGATAAGTTGACCCATTTTACAAAACCTACTAATGTGGGCTAGTTCGTCTGGTCGCCAGTTTGCTAGTGTTCCTGCACTAGCTATATCCATTCTAGTGTTTTTAGAATTATTTGCATTTACTGCAAGTCGTCTTCGTATAGATGCCATCGGCTTTCTCCCTTTGTTAAAATAAAAAGGGAAGTATCAAAAGAATTAGAAAGGTTAAGATTTCTTCGAATACTTCCCCAGCGACGTGAAACTAGCTATGGGATAAAGAAATACACCCATTGTCGACCATCTCACGAAGATAGTGTTTAAAAACTTTAGCAACAGGCTGAGTTGTATCTAAACAACCTGAAAGGTCGTGCATTAAGTCTTTTGAAGTAATAGGACTATTTTGTTTTAGAACATCTAATATTACTATCATCTGCTTTGCACCTCGTTCTGGGTGTTTAATATAGGTAATAGCTGTATTTTCATCATGTTTTATTCGAGACTTCTTTACTGTCTCAATATCAATAACTTCGCCCACTTCTTTCTCCTTTTTAAGTTTTGGTGCTTCATCTAATAATTGTTGCAATTCTTCTGGGTGCCAAAACCTCCAACACCCAGACATATATTCTTGACGATACCCTTCTGGGTAAGTAAGACCTTTATTGGACACGCCAGACTCGTATACCAAGAGTAGGGTTATTACCAACATTATCAGGATCGTCATGTTCCCATAACCTTTGGGTAAAACGAACTCCTTCATATTTTTTCTGGTATGTTTGCCTAGCTTGGCTCAAACGGTTTGCCATACGTTTTAAGTTATCACCCTCCTCTAAAGGTAAAAAGAAGGATTGCCCTACTTTCATTTCATTTAAAGGATATTTGCGTTCTGCAGACCTACGATCAGATCCTGGGGGTACTGGTATATCATCTTCTAATTCAATACCAAGAGAAGTAACTTCAACTTTTTTTCCTATTTTCATAGATTCTTCCTTTCTTTAATTTACTATAATAAGATTATAGCTTATAAATATTTAACAATAAAGCCTAAAATACTCACACCATAAAAAACTTATTGGTCGTTGGCTGAACTATATGTAGTTTTTGTTTAGCCCTAGTTAACCCTACATAAAAAACTCTAGTATCATCGTCTGGGTTTTTCTCATAAGACTTCCAAGTNTTATGGGGTAAGTCTGTTAANAGTATTACGTTATCAGCTTCCCCACCTTTTGCTGAATGTATTGTAGATAATGTTATCCTNGGNTTTTTAGTNATCTTTTCTCCAAGACGTAGCATAGATAGAATATAACTTCTTTCGTGAGGGGTAAGTGCAGTAAACATATCGTGCCATATTTTTGGCTCAGGTAGTTCAGCTAAGTTTTGTATCTCTTTTAGTGTAAGTTTACGAGAAGACTCTATTCCAATTAATGCTTTCCTTTTTGCTTCCTTTATATAAGGTAACATGTTTTCGGCTTGGTCAGGAAAAATAAGATTACCTTTTCGCAGTTCCTCCCAGTTTTTTACTGCATCTATTTTCTTTTGCGATATAGAAGGATTGTTTTTTCTTTCAAAGTATACACCTAATCCTCTACAATGGGCTTCAACCTCGTTTAATAAATAATTAGAACGAGATAATATTAACCATTGACCAGAGGATATATCAACATGTTCGAAACTTGCTTCGGTGACTACATTACCAGTCTCTTCTCTAGGACTCCAAGTTTTTTGTGTTCTTGTCTTAATACGACTTATCACTTTATTAGCGATGTTAAAAACACTTTGGGGAATCCTATAACTCTTCTCCAAAACTCTAGCGTGATCGGAAATACTAATCAAGAAGTTCACATCTGCCCCTGCCCAGCGAAAGATAGCTTGGTCATCATCACCAGCAATATAGACTCTCTTAGATTTTTGTGCGAGAATCTTTACTAATTTCCATTGTAAAGGACTAAGGTCTTGAGCTTCATCGACAAACATAACATCAAGACTTGGAGCAAGTTCTTTAGTTACACACATTTCTAACATATCTGTAAAATCGTATAGCCCTCTTGCCTGTTTAAATTGATATAACCCTTTAGAAAATCTTTCTAACGTATGCCAATCAATATCTTCATCGTAATGATCTTGCCATTCGGCTCTTAGATTATGACATCTAAGCCTTGCCAAACCCTCTATAAATTTTAACTTATCGTCCTTAGATAATAAAGAAATCGAACCCTCTTCCAAACTTATATCGCCTGTCAAACGTAAGCCCATTACATCGTTAAACTCTCTATAATTAGTTCTATCCATAACGGAATCTCTTGATAGACCTAGCATACGATAGCATAAAGAATGAAGTGTTCTAAAGTTTGGAATATCTTTGCCAGTTAAACCAAATCTTTCCATAGTTCTTTCTTTACCCTCGTCTGATGCTTTTTTAGTAAAAGCGAAATATCCAATTTTATCAGGAGGTGTTCCGTTTTCCATCTCTATTTGTATTAAGTTAAGTATACTTGTAGTCTTTCCAGTTCCTGGAGGACCAAGAATAATTGACCATGAAGAAGGATCTATTGTCAAAATGGATCCTCCCCCATCTTAGGTAAATCAAAACTTTCTTCTTGGGAACTAAACTCAGGTATATACCAAACCGTTACACCTTTACCTTTAACATGGAAAAAGTGATCGCCCCCTCCAAGTTCCCTGAGCCTTGCAGCAATATGGTTTCTTCCGTAATCCCTAAACTGCTGTCTTCCAAAATAGTCTATTAAATCTTTTAACCTAAAATAAGTCTTGCTTTCTTCTGTCCAAGGCTTACCTAGTAATAACTCATCTCTTGATTGGGCTTGTGCACGTTCAGTACAAAAAGATTCTAATAGTTCTTTAAACTGTCCTTGAACCGAAACATCATCTGGTACTTCAATAATAGACACACTATCTAATAATTGTTGAACTACCGTTCTCCAGTTATTTTGTCGCATAGTTAAGGGCATAAAGTTTAACTCATCCATACATCTTCTTTGAAACTTAGTTTGGTTTTGTAACTCATCTGTAGTTAACTCTATTCGATGACCTTCAACATCTAAAAACCAAATAGGAGGTGTAGAATCTTGTTTTTGTAAATTACTAAATTGTGGTAATCCTCCAGAAGAACCAACACCATATTCACATGTACGACAAACTGCTGCGTTACAATGAGCAGCAATAGGTTGGTCATTACATTTATACTGATAATCTCTATTACTTAACGACTTAATAACTGTCAATACATCTGCAGCACCAAGAGGTGGTTTCATATATTGAAAATTCTTTTCTTCTAACTTCTTTTCCCAATCGTCTGAGAACTTCTTTCGTAAAAACACACCAACATCAAATAAACCATTATTCCTAGTTCCTTCAGGAAAGCCCATACTGCAAAGTATTTTTAAACATGGTGGTGCACCCTCTAAATCTTTATCTGCATTATCAGCTGATATAATCTTTAAACTCTCTAATTCTTTCTTACTTATTATTTTAGTTTTTGCATATTTTAAGAATTCTTCTAAATCTGTAATAGCTACCCCTTTATCATCGTGTGCATACCTAGTTGTACGTTTACCACCGAAGTAGGGCATGTTTAGAGTGCTACCTCTATCACCTTTTTCTAAAAGAAGTTTAGTTTGCTTGGGGAATATTTCTGCAGTTGCATAACCTAATACCGAAGCAATATCTTTTAATTTATGTTGTACAATAGCACAGCTGACTGGCTCAGATAAAAACACATATACATGTGCACCTCCAGATTTTGACCGTGCTACTACAAAAGGAAGTTCATTAGTCTGTATTAACTTAGTTACTAAATCACTATGGTTTAGAGGGTATTGATCAATATCAATCGCCCCCCAAGTACAAGTGTTATTTTCAGTAATCGGTATAATACCTAATGAATTTTTTCCTTCTAAATGATTTTTCCAAAGTTCTTGTAACCGTATATCATCGATATCCTCTGATATGATACGGTATCTTCCCTTTTCTTTTCCTATACCGTTACCCTCTTCTGAAACAAAAGAGCCATAAGCCTTTCGTAAACCTGAGAATAACTGTGCGAATTCTTTTACTATCATAATAAAATAGGGGGCAGTTTTCACTGCCCCCTAATACCTAGAACGGTACTGTGTCTTCAGAGATAGGACTTGATGCCCCCTCTTGATCAGGTTGCTTTACCTTTACATCTCCTGATCTTATTCCTTTTAAGAAGTTACTTGCTTCAATAAGAAAAGGCTTACTACTTACAGCCTTATCTAAACCAATAGACCAACCGTACCAAGAGCCTTGGTCGTTTTGCTCACCGATAGTCTTTACTAGATAACGGAACATAAACATTGGGGCTTCTACTAATTCGCCTTTACTGTTTTGAACTTTACGTTGCTTCATCTGACTAATCCATTTTCTCGCTTTACTAAGCTGAGATGAAGTCATAGTAAGAACAGCTTGTTGCCATTCAGTTTCTTCTTGGTTAGTAATCATAACATAAAATTGAGCCGTTTCTTCGATATAGTTACCGTTGTCTAAAACAAACTTATTCTTATCCGTTTTAGTACATTGGCTTAATATCTCTCTAGTATGGTCAGGATTAACTAATCCACCCCCACTATTATCACGAGACTTCCACTCTATATACTTCTTTTGGTAATAACAAGGAACAACAATTAAACCCTGATCACCATCGGTACACTCTGAAGTAACAGTATTATAAATATGACCTTGCTCAGATCCTTTTACATACTTGCCATCGTTCTTGTTAAGTTGAGGACTACCTGATTGTATAATCCTTATAAAGGGAACAGAATAATCGTCAGTAGTTGTGTCTTCTAACCCTGTACCTACATTTAATATATCGTCGTCTACTACCATAATAGATGACTCTTCTTTTTTTACAACTGCTTGTGCCATTTTTTCCTCCTATGACTTTGAAATTTTAGTTGTGAAACCACTGTATAGACCAAATAAAGTAACAGGAATATCTGTTCCCTTTTCCATTTGTTCTCTAGCAAATGATTTTAAAGTGGCATGGTGAACACCCTCTTTAGTAGTATAACTTTGCCCCATACTATCTAAAGCTGACATGACTTCTACATACTTATTGTCACCTCTGCCAAACTGTGAAGCAACTTCACGCTTTATGAGTTCTCCGAAACCATTTTGTTCTAACCAAGCGTGTGCTTCGTTTGCTCGGTCTTTCGAGATATGAGCCGTAACAAAAGGCTCAACCTTTACTTTAGTTCCGTCTTTTAATTCAAAACTAGATAAACCAACCTCTGCTAAAAGATCAGGTATTTCTTGTTCTGCAATCTGCCTTATTCTAAACTTATAATCTTTAATAGATTCCTCGAAGCCTTTTACTTCGTTTTGTTTATGAATAAGTTCGTTAGCCAATTTCGACAACTGATTTAACTCATCAGTTGTAGCCTTGACATTTAAGGTGTTTAAGCCCTCACCACTGAGGATATCGTCAAGATTTTCCATCATACTCTCCAAAGTATTTTAGGTTAATATTAATGGGAAGATATAGTGCTTCTTGTCTATCCCACTTTAGCATTTTAAACTTCCCATCGTTTACATGAGAAGCTATACTGCAAGCTATACCAATAGCTGCAGGATCTCCCATGAGCAACAAGTAGTCGTCATCAGAGAACTCATTTAAGCCTTCTCGCAACCGTGCAACGGTTGGAGCCGAACTAAATACAATTTGTCTGTTGGAAGGCAGTAATGTTCTTATTCTGCCAAATCGTGTAGCCCCAGAAATATTCTTAGTACCGAAATCCTGAACTACATATACCGTAGCATTTTGTTCCATTCTACTTTCTCCAGTTATATTTAAATTACCTTACTATATTATTACTTAAATATATATAAGTATTTACTGGTAGCCTAATGTAATTTTAAAAAGATTTTGATTTTTATTTTTTTATAAAAGCTCGTCATAATCTCATAATATCATAAGACACGTGTTAAGTCTTTGTTTTTACTGAACAAGAGCTCTATGAGATTTGTATTTACAATATGATAGATAAAGGGTCGTAAGCAACTTTTTTCATAATATTTATATATCTCACTAGATATTAGTATAGTATAGTAAATTTTAGAAAGAAAGAAGGAGAGAAATTTGTTTAAATTTAAGACTAAACCGTACAAGCATCAATTAGATGCTTTAACTGTTTCCTGCGAAAAACAAGAGTACGCATTGTTAATGGATATGGGAACAGGAAAATCTAAAGTATTGATAGATACTATCGCTTACCTTTACGATAAAGGTGAAATTAATTCAGCTTTAATTCTTGCACCGAAAGGTGTTTACAAAAACTGGGTAGGTCAAGAAATACCAACACACTTACCAGATCATATAGAACATAAGATAGCTTATTGGACTTCGCCTTTAACACAGAAGATAAAAAATGAGATAAAAAGTATTTGGGATCCAGAATGGGATCTTCATATATTTGTAATGAACATTGAAGCCCTTTCAAGTGGTAAGGCTTTAGACGTAGCTAAGAAGTTTTTGTCAAGACATAAGAATGGTCTAGGTACTGGAACTTTATTAGCTATAGACGAATCAACAGTTATAAAAAACCCTAAAGCAAAAAGAACTAAAAGTGCAATAGATTTAGCAAAGATGGCTAAGTACAAAAGAATACTAACAGGTTCACCAATAACTAAATCACCTTTAGATTTATATTCTCAGTTTGCTTTTTTAGGTGAAAACTTATTAGGGTTTAAATCTTATTATTCTTTTTGTTCTCGTTTTGCAGATATGATTCGTAGGTCAGCAGGAACACATCAATATAACCAAATACTTGGGTTTAGGAATTTAGACGAACTCACTGGTTTAATTAAACCTAATTCGTTTAGAGTTACTAAAGAACAATGTTTAGACCTACCAGAAAAAGTATACACAAAACGTAATATTGAATTAACACCTGAACAGAAAAAAGTATACGACGATATGAAAAAGAATGCAGTAACTATACTGGATGATATGGAACAAGTTACAGCTAACGCTGTAATAACTCAGCTATTACGATTACATCAAATAAGTTGTGGGTTTTTAAATACAGATAGTGGAGCTAGTGTTGAGCTAAAAAATAATAGATTAAGCGAACTTCTTGGAATACTAGAAGAAGTAAATGGAAAAGCTATTATATGGGCTAACTATAGACATGACATATTAGCAATAGAATCTGCCTTAAAAAAAGAATATGGAGAAAAATCTACAGCATCTTACTTTGGAGATACTCCTGGAGAAGCGAGACAAGATATTGTTCAATCGTTTCAAACAAACGATGACTTACGGTTTTTTATAGGACAACCTAGAACAGGGGGTTACGGTCTAACACTAACTGCTGCAAATACAGTAATTTATTATAGTAATAGTTATGATCTTGAGGTAAGATTGCAATCAGAAGATCGTGCACATAGAATAGGTCAGGAGCAAAAAGTTACTTATATTGATCTCGTTGCAGAAAAAACAGTTGATGAAGTTATAGTAAAAGCACTTAGACAAAAAATTAATATAGCTACACAAGTTTTAGGAGAAGATTGGAAAAAATGGCTGATTTAATAAAAACATTTAAAGACTTGAGAAGAGAAAATGAGATGACTCAAAAACAAGTTTCTGAAAACACTGGTGTTAGTGTTATTACAGTTTATACTTGGGAAGCAAGGCAAAGGCAACCAACCCTTGATAACTTTGAGAAAGTCTTAAACAATATGGGATATGAATTAAGTATAAAACCATTGGAGACTGTTCAGTGAATATAGATAGACTAAGAGTAGAAATAGAAAAAGACGAAGGCTGTAAGTATGAAGTCTATTTAGACCACCTTGGATTAGCAACTTTTGGAATTGGACATCTTGTAACAGAGTGGGATGAGGAGTACGACAAACCTGTAGGTACTGAAGTTTCTGAAGCTAGAGTCAATAACTGTTTTCAAACAGATATTCATGGTACAATACGAGAGTGTAAAAAGTTATATGATAACTTCGATGAGATACCAGAAGAAGCACAGTTAATCTTATGTAACATGATGTTTAATATGGGCAGACCTCGTCTATCTAATTTTAAGAATATGAATAAAGCTATTGCCGAAGAAGATTGGTTCGAAGCAGCAGTTCAAATGGAAGACAGCCGTTGGTATAAACAAGTAACTAATAGAGCTGAGCGACTCATAAAAAGAATGGAAGACTTAGGTGTAAAAGAACAAGTTGCTACTTAGTTAGTCCTTTTTGTTTCTCATATGTCCTTAAACCACCAAGTCCTAGCATTCCCATTAGCACCGTCATAAGTGAACCCATATCAAATGTTGGTAGTTCAGGTATAACCACTCCTATATATGCACAAAGAAATATTGTTATTGGTGCAAGAACAAAATGCCAACATAAAGCTACTCCACACGTCCAACCGATAAAGGGTCGCCATCCAGCTACAAATATAGACTTATGTGTAGCTTCTGCTTTGTTTATAGAAAGCTGTCCTTTGGCTAGTTCTTGAGCATGAGATTCAGCCATCGTTGCCACTTCATGTGCTAACTTATTTTTCATATCTTTATCTTCTATAAACTTACCAAGAAGATTTGATACTGGTCCTATTAACGCTGTGAGCATTTGCATACCTTTCCTTTAAATCGATTATCTATCCATACTTTGCCATAGTACAAAATAAATAACCAAAATGTAAATAAAGCACCTTCTAAATAGCTAAGATCATTCCAAGCATCTAATACCATACTTTCCATTATTTACTCTCCTTTTTCGCCATTTGATTAAACCCTATAAATGAGCCTATCACACCCATATTTGATAATACCCAAATTTCAGCAATTCCTGAAAGATGGTCTATTCTCTCCATTGGTAGTAAAGGTGTCATTAATACGACTATAAATATTGTTACTGATAAAGCAGAAAACCAAACTAAGTATCTTTGCTGATCTTCTTTCTTATCTCTATTTTCTAAGAGGATAAGTTTTTCTTTCATCTCAAACTCTTTATCGCATACAATACCATCTCCGTTAGTATCTAAGGTTTCATATTTAGAGTTTTTCTGTAATTGTTTTGTCATGTGCTTTTCTTTTTTATTTTATTTTGAACTGTCTTACTAAGGTCTTTTAAATGAAATAATTTTACACTTTTAGCAGTATGGTTACCACCACTATGTAAATCACCATTTTTCATTTTATGAGATTTTCCCTTGTAAAGGGTTCCGTTCTTTTTATAATGTGGTACGCCTTTCATTAATATATCCTCACTTTCTTTGGGTCTATGTTGGGTATTACTTTACAAATACAATCGTATACTTGTTCTTTATCGTTTTTCATATAAGTTTGATTACTTAACTTTTTTTCAAAACGTAAACAATCATTTACATTTTTAAAATAAATTGCTCCTTCGTCAACAAATCCATTTAGTGTACAAAATAACATAAACGCTGTCATTTCGCTATACTCCGTAAACTTTCCATTACACTATCAATAGACGGCATTTTACCATTAGGATCGAGAACACATTTGTATTGTCTAGGGCAACCGTTTGCTAAATCTGTAAAGTCTAATGAAAAAGTCTTTTGTGCTCCTTGATATATACAAGCCATTTTATCTTTATACACTTTACGTTTTACTAATCGACAAGTGGTCATAGTAGGTAAGACAATTATACCTTGTTGTATCTTTTGTTGTCGTGTGTAATCTTTAGATTTGTATTTATAACCATCTGCATATGCTTTAAACATAACTACAAAACCTATTATAATTACGGCTATAACACAAAAGATAATACCTATTGTTTGTAATGTATCAAGAAACTCTTTTTGTTGTTGTCTAGCTTCTATTCTCTGTAAACGACTTACTTCTTTAGCTTCACTTATTCTATTAGCTCTTTCTGCAATTATCTCATCCCAAGCCGTTGGTCCAAACCTCATATTAATTATATTTTTTAACTCTGTTCGTTTTTCTTCTAAAAGTTTCATGTTTATATAATCA